TAGAGGTTTATCTTCAAACGTTGCACCAGTAGTTCCAATCTCTTCAAGACTTTCAGGAATTAGATATTCTTCAGAAGGATCTAAGGTTCGTGTTTTAGTAGGAGATGAATCATTCTTAATTCCAGCATCAAAACTTGATAACTTTAAATCAAAACTTAAAGAAAATGAAGCCTGGATGATCGCTAATAAGCGAACAGACAATACAGAGCAAGAATTACTTCGCACAATCAAAAGAAAGGGCTATGGAGGAAAAGAAGTTTCTCCTAGCACAATTTATTCAAGACTTCCTAAGTTTAGCAATGCAAGAAATAGTCAACAGAATCAAGACATTGCAGATAAAAGATTTAGAGCCCTTCTAAAATCAAGAAACCCACATCTTGTAAAGTTGCAAAACTATTTAGTAAATGAAGAAAAGTTATATCTTGAAAAAGTTTTAGGACAAGATGTTGTTAAATCTTTAAAGGGCTGGGATGTTAATAAATTAACACCAAGCCACATTAGAGAAGTTAGATCTCAAAATCGTACACCAGAAGATTGGTCAGCAAGTAAAATTGCAAGAGACTGGGGATGGTTTAACTCTGGTTTAAGAGGAACAAAGTTTGGAAATGTAAAGGGTGGACATCCACTTAATGCTGCACAAGCAAGAGAAGTATTAACTAATTTACAAAAGACTCCATTTGATAAACTACCAAATGAAAAAAAGGCTCTTCAGGCTGCACTAGAATATAGATTAAATCGTAAACCTTCATACTATGATGATTTCATCTTTACAGATAATGCAATGATGAAGGTTAAGCCAACAATGAATTTGGCTAATGGAATTGTTTCAGTGCCTGGACCAAAGGGTGCTGGAGATATTCAACCAGCAATGCTTTCTCCAGGCGAGTCTGTAATTCCTGCAAAGCAATCTGCTAAGTACATGCCACTTATTCAGTCAATGGTTGCTGATAAAATTCCAGGGTATGAAAACTCTAACGTAAATCCATTCTCTGGTACAAAAGCACCACCAGGAATGGTATATACACCATCTGGACTACTAGTTCCAGCAGGTGGTGGACAAGCATCTGCTGCTTCAAGATCACCAGATAAGGTTGAACGAGCAATTGATAAGTTCTTTGATAAGCCAAGAGTTAAAAAACTTGGAGATAGAATTGATAAGTTTGCTGCTCAAATGGGTAAGACAACACCCAAGGTTGCACAACTTGAAAATACTGTAACTAAAACTACACAGGCATTTGGAACAGATAAGACTCGTGGATTCCGTGGTTTTATCGGTGGATATGGAAATGTATCACAAACAGTTACAGGTGAAGACGGAAATGCAAGAGCAGCATCTGCTGCAGAGCGCACTAATATGCGTCAAATGAATAGAATGAATTTCTCACAAAAGATGATGCCAGCACAAATGGCTGGAATGATGATTCCAATGGCTGCTGGAATGGTTGCTCAAAAAAATCCAGATGGTGCAATAGCAAAAAATATGGATATGATCATGATGCTATCTATGTTAACTATGCTTTTGCCAATGCTTAACAGTCCACTTAAATTACTTGCAGCAACTGCAGTTGGACTTGTTGCGGTATTTAAAATGCAAGCATCAACAATTAAAAAGAATATTATTGAAGGACAAAAACAAGCAGAGTCAATGACGATGACAACCAAGAGACTTGAAGAACTTGGAAAAATTACTGGGAAAGTATCTATTACTCAGGTTGCTCAGGCAAAGAGATCAGGAAGAAATACTGATATTTCTCCAGTAAGCATGGAGTTTGGAAATAACATAGTTTCAAATAGCGACTTTGGTAAAAACCTTAAATCATCATTTGATGCTGCTATGACAACCTTTGGCTCTGGCGCAGCAGTTGACTCATTAGTAAATCAACTAGGAACAGCAGTATCACAGGGAGTTCTTGATAGAGGTCAAGCAGAATCAATTGCTGTTGCTCTTACTAGAAACCTTAAAGATGCAAAACTTGAACTTGATGTTAGAGGAAGACTGATTCAACTACTTGGCCCTAATGGAGAAAATCTTGTTAACAATCCATTACAGGTTCAGGTTGATTTAATAACTACTGGACAAAATTTACAAAAGGCTGCTCTTAAAAATCTAAACTTGGTTGCCAGCCAACAAAAGGGGATTAATACAAAAGCAGAAATTGGACAACTAGGAGCAGGTGCAGTTGGTGGAGGAATTCTAGGAGCAAGAGCAGGTATTCAGGCAGCAAACATGGTTCAAGGTGGACTGGGCGCAACATCTCTTCTTTCTCAAGAAGCAGCAATTGCAAGAGCAGGAAATGCAGGAAAGATTGGAACAGCACTCAAGGTTGCAAAAGCAGCAAGAGTTGCTGGAACAATTGGGTCTGCAGGTGTTGGCGCAACAGGAGTTGGTGCACCAGCAGCGCTAGTCGGTGTAGCAGTATCAACAGTAATATTTGGCGGAATTGAAACAGCAATTAGACAATGGCAAAAAGGTAAAGAAAAGGCTGCAATAGGACAAGCAGCAGGAATGCTACAAGGAGTAGTTTCACAAAATATTGCTGCATCACAAGCAAGCATAGACGTTTTGACATCTCAATATGATTCTGCTATTGCAAACCTTGAACTTAAAAAGAAAACATTAAAAACAGAACAAGAGCGTAAAGCAATTGATGATCAAATCGCTGAACTAGAGTCCAAGAGGCAGTCTGGACTAAAGACATTAAGATCAAAGCAGGCAGAACTTTTATCATCTGCTTCATCTAATTACGATAAGGTTTCAAAAAGATCACTTGGAGAAACCCTTAGTCCGTTTGGTTCTGGACGTGGACAAGTACGTGATAAGTACATGGAAGCATTCTCAGTTGGAATGCAAGATAAGTTTAAAGATAACGCACCACTTAAGGCCCAGGCAGCAGCGCTTCAATCACAACTTGATCAAATAAAAAATGACAAGGTAACTCTTGAGATTTCAACATTAGTTACATCAGATGTACTCACACCAAATGAAGCATCAATACTTGTAAGCACTTTAACTAAAACTGGTGGAGATATTCAAAAGAGATTAAAAACACTTATTGATGTTCAAGGAACAGAAGGAGTACAAAGACTTTCTACAATCTTAACAATGCTTCCAAATGAAAATAATCAAAAACAACTTGTATTTGCTATGAAGCATTTAAATAAGACTGAGGCCGATGCAACAATGTCTGCCATTGAAGAACTTGGAAAAGTTCCAGAATATGTTGGAATTGAACTAAGTATTGAAACACAAAAGGCAGATCTTGACAGACTAAAAAGAGTTGGATCTGAAATTGCTGCACTAAATAAGGCATTCCCTAATGGACAAGTAACAAAGACAGCGCTTATAAAAATGCAAGAAGAAGCAGGTGGAGAAGGCAAAAATCTAACCCTAGATTCTGCAATTAGAGATTGGACTGCAATATCTAAACTTCCTAAAGACTTACAATTCCAAGCAATTATAACTATGGGATCTATTGAGTTTAGTGATAGTTTTGATGCAATACTTGACAGAGAACTTAAGACTGCATTCCAAAAACAGGCTAAGGGTGCAAAGACTGGAAGACTTGCTGCTGCAGCACTAGAATCATTTGTAAAAAATCCAAAAAATATAGAATCAGCAACCAAGGCTGCAATGGAAAAGATTAGAACGCAGTTGTTTGGAGCAGCGGTTCCAGACACATCTAAGAAGGGTGGACCTACAGATACAACTGATGAAGGTCCAAAGAGAGATGACTCATTCTTAAACGATCTTGCTCAAAGACTTAAACTTGTTAAAGAAGGTGCATTTAATGCACTTACTCCATTAGCATCTTTAAGAAAATTCCTTAAGGATGGCGGTAAGGACTCAGTAAACCCAGGCCTTGATGCACAGGCTGGAGCAATTAAACAAATAGAGGCAGCAGCAAAGACTGCTGGAATTTCTATTGATAAAGACTTCATGGAAATTATTAGAGGATTAGATGCAGAACAGTTTAAGTTGTGGTCAGAAACATTATTTGAGATTGGTAAAAATGGAAGAATAACAGCGCTAAAGGATGACTTTGTAATTATCAATGAAGGATTCCGCAAAGCAACTATTGGTGGATATATCCAAGATGTAAAAGATGCAAGTAAAGAAATTGAGAATCAAGTTGCAGCACATAAGTTATTAACACAAGAAGGTTACAACTCACTTGAAATTCAAAAGATATTACAGAATGCAACACTAACAGCCAAGATCGCAGCACAAGGTGGACTAAAGGCCACAAAGGAAGAACAGATAGAATTAAATAAAGAAATACAAAAGACTATTGATCTTAATTATAAATTGGCTAAAATTAAACTTAGCGAGGATATGGCTGATACTCAAGCACAAATTGATGCATTTAATAAATTAAATGATGCTGGAATAAAGCATGAAACAATTATTGAACTTATTAAAAACAAGTCATATGCCTGGGCTATTGCAAACTCTGTTGGAGATGTTTCCCTTCAGTTTGAAGATTTAATTAAAAAAACTGAAGCATATGCAGCAATGCTTAAGGTTCTTGAAAATGCTACAAAAACCTTTGAACAAAAAACACAAGATGCTATAGATGCAAATGTTTCTGCCCTTGATCTACAAGCAAAAGAATTGCAGAACCAGTTTGATTTAGATAACTTTGAACTAAAGGCTAAGATTAAGTTGGCTGAAGATGCAGTTGAACAAGTAAATAACGATATTCAAAGTCAACAAGATAAAATTGATGACATTAACTTTACATTAAAGTATGACCCTTCTATTGGACAAAACCTTGTTGATGACTTACAAGAACAGATAAGTGATCTACAAAGAAATATTGACTTAACATTTGATAGACCAATTCAGGAACTTTCAGATAAATCTAACATACTTTCAAATGACTTAACGTTAATTGACAAGGCTGCAGAATCAATTAATGAAAAATACGATGCTCAAGAAAAGGCATTACAAAAAATATCTGAACTTAATCAGGATATTGCTAACCAGGAAAGAAGTCGTATATCTCTTGCAGACGCACTATCTCAAGGTGATATTTCTTCTGCAGCACAAATGGCAAATGAAATGCGTTCAAATGCTGCCGATGCTGCAAATAGAGTTTCTGGAGACTACTTAGCAGCAGCAAGAAAGTCTGAGATTGATGGATTAGTTTCTGCAAGCGGTATGACAAAACTACAAATTGAAGCCGAACAGTTTGCAATTGCACAAAAAACATTTGTATTAGAACAACAGAGAAAGATTGCTCAAAAAGCAATTGTTGAAATAGAAGATAGAATATACAATATAACTGAATTAAGAGAAGCAAAACTTCTTGAAATTAGAAATATTGAGCAAGTTATTGATAGACTAAAAAATAATCAACTTAGATCAGCACAAGCCATTCTTGACGGACTTAAAAAAGAACTTGATAAAAATCAAGAAATTCTTGATGCAAAACTTCTTGCAATTGAAAAACAAAAGTTGGGTTGGGAAAAGGTTCAAATTGAACTTGATAGGTATAATTTAAAATTAAAACAAGGTAATGATGAACTTAGAACAATGCTTGATTTAATAAATGCAATCAAGGCAGCCATGGCAGATATGGCAAGTTTTAATAGTTCTAACCTAAATACTTCTAGCCTTAGCGGTGGCGTTGGTGAAAGCGCATATATTGCACCAAAAGATACTCCAGAATCCCTTGCAGCATTTGAAGAATTTATTACTATTGTCAGTGAAGTTGATTCAGCACAGGCTGCAGTTGATGCAGCACAAGCAGCACTTGATGATGCATATAATAAGGGCCTTTGGTCAAAATTTGATGAACTACAAAGGGCTCTTGCAGCAGCACAGGCAAGACTTGCCGCAGCACAAGGAGTCTACAACGCAACATTGCCAAAAGTTGATCCAAGTAAAATAGGTGGTGGAGGAGGCGGAAACAGCAACCAGTATTTAGCAAATGGTGGAATGGTTAAGCATAAATATTTCTCAGTAGGAGGCAAGTCTATTGGTTCAGACACAGTTCCAGCAATGTTGACTCCTGGAGAATTTGTAATGAATAAAGGGGCAACAAAGGCCTTTGGCCCAATGCTTTCAGCAATGAATGGCTTAAAGTATCCATCAATGCTTGGTTCTAGAGGCAATGGTTCAACTGGAAGACCTGGAGGATCAATATCTTCTAACCTAATTGCACAGTCCTATTCTAGCCCAATATCTACTAATTTTGTAACACAGTCTTATCCACAAATGTCAAGTATTTCAGTTATGCCTATGACAAATATGAGTTCTGCAAATGTAAATAACAACTCAACGGCAGTGTATAATTATAGTGTAGGCATCAATGTCAATGGATCTAATTCAAGACCTAACGATATTGCAAGAGCAGTTATGACAGAAATTAAAAATGTTGATGCACAGAGAATAAGGAGTCAAAGGGTTTAAATGGCCACAGCAGCGTATTTAACGGGTAGACGTAGGTATCAACGCCCCCAGGCTCTGTTATGGTCTGAGAACCCTGGTACGCTCTCTAATGGGGTATACCTGCCCAATGGCTTTGAAGTACAAGGTAACTTTGCTGCATCTACAGATACAGATCTAGTTAATCAATTTCTTATTCTTTCAGACCATAATCGTGGGGAATTAAATTTTACACCAACAAGAATAGAACAAAGACAAAGAACTATCAATGGACGTATGCGCTCATACCACATAGCAGATAAACTAACAATGTCCGTTTCCTGGAATAATTTACCATCAAGAGCATATTATCAGGATGCAGGGTTTTTATCTACTGGACTATCCCCCGACAAAAATACAACTGGTGAATTTACAGCAGATGGCGGAGCGGGTGGAGTAGAACTGCTTGACTGGTATGAAAACCATACAGGACCTGTTTGGATGTTTATGGCATACGACAAGTACTCAAATTTTGGCA